GTGTCCGGCCTGGTCCTTGCCCCGGAATCCTCGTTGTCGTAGGCGCCGTTCATCACGTCGGACGAAACGCAGGTAAGCGGGTAGCGCGTTCCGTCTTCCAGGACGTAAATCTCGTGAATGCGGAAGCAGTCGGCCGGCCACTGGTAATACTGCTGCCCGGCGGCCGTGCTTGTCGAAGCCCGTCCCTCGACAATGTGCGCGATCTCGCGGTCGATTTCCTTCTCGCAGAGCGAGATGAAGTCGGGGATCTGCGTCGTCAGGTCACTGCGATTGACCCATGACGCCACGGCGGTCTTCAGTTCGGCATAGGTCGTGATCGCCATCACTGCACCTTACGGGGTCGGCCCGGGGGGCGCTTCAAGGGGGCGTGATTTATTGTCTCGGCTTTTGTCTCACGGACATTTTCCGATACATTTGCCGGACAGGGCGGACATTGTCCGGACATATCCGGGGTGTCCTTGACGAGCTCCCACCCCATCTCGTTGTGCCGCTCAAGCTCGGCAATCGAATAGACGTGCATCTTCCCGTGCTTCGGATGCTTGATCAGGATTGGCATTCGCTGACTCCGTTGAGTTTTCCATAGACCCTACTGACAAGCCCGGACACCTGCGACATGCTGGCGGCGCACCTGTCGCGATATTTTTTGATTGACGCCGGAATCATCGATCTCGCCTTTTCAATCTCTTCGTCATCGAACCGTTCGCCAAACATTCCGTCGATGACATTCGTGAGGTACGAGGTTCTGACGTAAAGAACCGGGCATCCGCACAAAGCGGCTTCCGTTGCCAGGGATGACTCCTCGAACAGAATCAGAACCTTTGCGCGCCGCAGAAGATTGGCGATTGTCGCCTGATCCCCGGCCGTCACGGGCCCGAACCCGGGAGTCAGGTCGATCCCTTCGCCGAATGGTTCCAGCCCGTTGGCCCTCAGCTTCAGCGCGTACTTGAGAACTAAAGTCCGTTCCCCGGCCTCGTCTTCGTTGAAGATCGACTCGTCGATTATCGGCACGCTCAATTCTTCGGACTGCCCGTACGAAAACTCCTTCATCCAGTGACAAATGATGTCGTCCTCTCCGAAGGTCTGTTCCTGCCCGGACATCGGAATGTTCAGCATCCATCTGACCACGATGTCGGCATTCAGAGGGTTCCCCCCGAACACTTCCGGATAGATGCCGACCATCTTTCTGCCCGACGAAAGAAGGTTACAGAGTGCGTCTCTGGTTAATGGCTTTTCGCCTCTGTCGGCCGTGATGTAGGCGTCTTCGCCGGCATCATCAAGGCACCTGCGAATCTTGTGCAAGGCCCGTATGCCGCCCGACGACGCGGCGTAGTTGGGCGCCATGACGACGAAAAACGGCCTCATTCCGCTTTGCTCCCGCCGGGCTGCCGCAGGAGGAATTCATGCAGGTTGCCACGGAACACCTCGCCATCCGCGGAATGATGGTCGATGTTCAGGTCCGGGACTGTCCAAATCTGCCCGCCGATCTCTCGCCAGCGGCGGCAGCAGGCGTAATCCTCGCCGTACCAGACGTGATTGTGCGCGCCGTGGTTGAAGAGGTCGAAGTGCGGCTTGTGTCGCTCGCCGTAGCAAAGCTCCGGGAACTTCTGGATCAGCGTGTTGATGGCCGACTTCGTGACCTTCATGAACCCCGCCGGGCCGCAGTACGTCAGAATCGCGCCGTCTCCGCGAACAATCGGCCTGCCGTCGTCCCCGGAAATCAACTGCCCCATGTACTCGACTTCCGGCTTCTTGAATCGGTACGTACCGAGAACGAAGTCCCCTTCGGTCTCGATCAGGCGAAGCAGGTCATGGGGCCGCCATGAAACGTCGTGGTCGATGAAAACCACCACATCGGCGTCGGCGTCGAGCGCTTTCCGCAGCATCGTCGCCCGGGCGGCGCTGATGTACGGGCAGCCGATCTCCGAGACCATGAGCGTTTCCAGTCCTGAAGATTCGATGACCGGCACGGATGCCGCCAGCGAATCAAGCATTGCCTGATATGGCTTGCGCAGCGTCGGGACGCAGAAAACCACTCGTTTCATGAAAGAAGGGGGGCGTCAGCCCCCCCGTCTCCGTTAGGCCGTCGCCCAGATGCCCAGGGCAATCAGGGTTTTCTGGATTTCCTGCACCGCCGCCAACTGGGTCGCCCCGAAGTCGGTGGAGGTGGCGAGGGCCGAGGTCGCGTGCACCGCCGAGGAGTAGGCGCGCTGCGCGACCGGAGTGGCGCCGTAGAACCCGATGGGTTCCGACGAACTCTTGCCGATCTGCGCACCGTCCGGGCTGTTGTAGGTGACCTGTTCGTAAGATGCCATGATGCGTTCCTTTCCTGGTTACGAGGTGATGCGGCAAGCCCACTGCGGGCGGATGGTGGCGTAGCCGTACAGGATATCGATACGGGTCAGCATCTCATCGTTCCGGATGTCGCTCGCCTGCCAGACGCGCAGGCTCAGGCCGTCGTAGGTCTTGCGGACGCACGAGGCGGCATCGCCCATCAGCGGCAGTTCGGCGGTGACGAACGTGAACGCATCCTTGTGGTACATCAGGTTTTGCGTGTAGCTCGTCGAGGCCGCGCCGACGCCGGTAACAGCCGCCGAGTTGGCCGGAAGAGCAGAGGCGTTCTTCTTCGCGCCGCTCGCGTAGATCGCCGGCGAGAACGTGTAATCGTTCCCGCTAACCGCCGTGACGACAAACTGCTTGAGGTGCGAATACGACGCCTTGGTTTCGGGATGCACGTCGTAGACATCGGCAAACGTGAAGACCGTTCCGACAGTCATCGCGGCGCCGGCGAGCGTGACGACCGAATCACCTTCGGCGACGGTGTCGTTGACCGTCATCGTGGTGTGATCCGAGCCGTTCGTGTGCGAATAGACGCGCTCGTTCTCGTAGAAGTCCGCCATGCCGGTGCGGCCGATCATGCCCTCGCGGTACTGCTCCTTGATCTGCGCCGAGTCCTGGAACAGGCCCTTCAGGCCATTGACGAGGCCGCCCATCGTGACCGAGTCCATCTGAACGAAGCGATTGCCGTCTTTCGGGGCAAGCGATTGGTTCAGCTTGGCACGGGCAGCACCAACGGCGACGAGGTCGGTCGGGGGGCTTCCGGCGGTTCCGGCCAGGTTGTACACCAGTTTGGTGCAGCCTTGCAGGACGTCGGATTCGATCCCGGAAATCATCGTCGCCATCGCCGGTTCGAGGTGGATTTTCGAGAAGTTCTCGAGGTCGAGCGCCAGTTCGCGGCTGTTGAACCGCATATCGACGCCGTCCTGCGTCGCGGTCGTAACCGTCGTGCGGACCTGCTCGCTGTCCTGCATGTCCATCACGCGGGAGCCCTGACGACGGATGTATTGCGACGGAAGCCGGATGCGGAGGGTGTCGCCGATCTTGCCGGACGAGTTGCCGAACGAAGAGTCGAACTGACGATTGATCGTCCCGAGGAACGATGCCTTTTCATGCGCCAGACGAAGGCATTCCTTCGTAATCTGGTCGATGGTGAGAAGAGTATTTGCCACTTTGGTGTCCTTTCAGGTTACTTGCGTGAGCGTTGGGAGTTGCGCCACTTGATCCACGATTCCATGTCCTCCGGCTCGCCGTTGCTGGCCTTCGATTTGGCCTTGACGGTGACCGCCGGAACTGCCGGGACGGGCTTCGGTTTCTGTGCGCTTCTCTCCTTCATCATCTGGTCGTAGAGGTATGCCTTGTGCAGGACCTTCACTGCTCGCGGATCGAGAACCGACTGCATCTCCTGTTTGGAGTAGCCGATTTCCTCACCGTATCCTGCCAATGCAACCGCCAACTGCGGCGACCATCCGGTTACCTCTTTCGCAAGAACCTGCTTTCCTTGTTCGACGCGCTTCTCGGTTTCTTCCCGATACGAATCGAATGCTGCACGTTCCGCTTCCATGAGGCGGTATGCCGCCTGTTGCCTGGAATCCGCCAGGCTTCGGAACTGGCGATCAAGTTTCATGGCCTGCACCGGGTCGGAGTCAATGAGACTCTGCCAGTCCAGCCCCTCGAATTGCTTGATCTGGTTGTCGATCGCAATCAGATTGGCGTGTTCCTGAGCCATCTGCCGCTGCACCGCGACTTGCTGGATCGCGGCCTGCCGCTCCGACTCAAGGGCCTTGCGCATCTCGGCGACTTCCTGCGTCTTCCGCGTGTAGTCGCTCTGGCGCATCAACGCCTCTTTGATTTCCTTCGGTACGGAGTACTTCTTGCCTTCGTACTCTGCCTCTTCAAGCTCGGGAGTGGCTTCCTCCTGCTGCTCTTCGGGCGTATCCGGTTCCGCCGGATTCTCGGCCGCCTCGCTGGTTTGATCCTCGACTTCGGATTCCGCGACCGGAACTTCATCGACTGGCGTTGCGCCTTGGTCGACAACTTCTTCTTCCATGTTTTACCCTTTCAGGTAGAGAAAATCAAGAACAAGCCAGGAAACCGCACAAAAACACTATGTCTCGCTCTCTCCTCTTGCGAGATTCTTCTTTTTCCAACTCCGCAACGGCAGCCTGATAGATCGCAGCGCCCCTGATCTGATCACCTCTGACACGAAGTTGCTCCAGAAGCAGGTTGTATTCGGCTGCAAGCCTCGCAATCTCTCGCTCAAGCAGTGCGATATGAAGGTCGTATGATTCAGTCTCATCGCGATCCTTCCGCTTGTTCCTGACGCTCTTGAGTTCCGCCTTTGTACGGACGATCTCGATGCGCTTCTTCTCGGCCTCGACCTGAATCCTGTTCGGACGGTCAGGGAAGTCGAAGAACTGCTTTTCGCGTTTCTTTCTGGGTTCATACCCGCCGGCAGGGCGCTCCGACTGGATGACGCCCCACGACGACCCCCAGGAAGTCCCGAATGCGGCGCCCCATGCCGAGGCCATTTACGGACCCCAGGGATCATTTGCCGTCCCCGACCCAGTCACCGTCGATCCGGCAACCTTCTTGATCTCGGAATGAATCGGCGTCGTCTGCGCATCGGTCAGCACCTGGCTTGCAATGGTTGCCGCAGACGGGGGCGCCGTGTAGCCGGCAGTCGCCAGCCGAGTCGAAACGGCGGCGTCGATTCTCCCGAGTTCAGTAGTGAGTTCGGTACGAACTGCTGTCGCATTTGTCGCCGCGCTCGGGGCGTTCGTCAGACTCATCAGTTGCGCCGACTCAGTTGGCGTCAGGGCCGATCCGCCGGTCGAAACGACACTCACAGGAACGCGCCAGTTGATCTCGATTCCGGCACCCCCGGTCGTCGGGTCCAGGGCCGGGCGCAAGCCATCCGAGCGGAAGATGCGGACATCGTCGGTCTGCTTGACGAAGCCGCCCGACTCGTCGAAATAGAGGTCCAGAACGTCGGTCTCGATGCGGTAGTTGCCGTCATCCAGGGCAAACATGCCGCCCCAGAATTCGTACATCCCGCTGCTTGTGGTCAGCAGGTAGCAGAAATAGGCGTATGCGCTCTTGCCTGAAAAGTCTGTATTGGTGTCGAGAACGAGGTAGTTGCTGGTGTAGTTCGGCGAGAACGTCCCGTCGTATGAACTGCCGTCGAGGGCGTTCGACGCATACACAGAATCGGACTCCTCATTGACCGCGACAGAGAACCCGGACGATGCCGCGATGGTCGTCGTGTCGTATGTTTTGAACGACGTTCCGCCGTTGAGTTCGGCGAACCGAACCTCCACAGTCTCACCGGCCAGGAACTCCTCGCCATCGATGTAGGTCGTCGCGTAGCTGGTGCCTGCCGGGTCATCGTCGTAGAACAGTACCTTGTAGGTTGTCCAGGTGACCGTGCCGTCAGTCGTCGTCCCGCCCGGGGTTGTGTTCCACGTTGGCTCCCCCGCACCGCTCGTCCCCGCCGTTGTCACCCGCATGTAGAGTCCGGCGGTGTTCTCGGTGCCGATCCCGGCGACCCGCTTGCGCATATCGCCAAGCGAGTATGCGGTGAGCGCGGCCCACGCACTGGCCGAGAGCGCAGTCTGGTTGATGATCTGTAGCCGGGTCGGAACGGCCCCTGCATTCGGCATACTGGTGATGCTGATATCTGACGTTACCGGCGGGCTGTACGTGGTGCCGTCGTCGGCAGTGAAGAGGGTGAAATCAGGGTGCGGGTCGGTGCCGCCGTTGGTGACGACGCGAACTCCTTTCAAGGACGCCCCGGTGTCACCATAAATCTTGCCCCGCACCGTCTTGAAATCGCTGCCGTTGGTCTGCACAAGGTCGTGCCAGTTGAACCCGTCCTTGCCCTGGTACGTCCCGCCGGCCTCGAAGTTGTAGCGCAGTTCGCGCATGATGTCCGTGCCGCTGCTCGGCGACGCATTGTCCGTGATCGTGATCGAGAAGTCCTTGCCGTTCCACGTCACCGGAGAAGCACCGTGGTCGGTGATTGTGATCGTCAGGCCGGGGTCGCCCGTCGCGACACCGTTGGCGGTGGGGGCCAGACCGACGACGTAAAGCTGGTCTTCGAGCGTGCCGTAGAGGGCATACACGTCTGCCTCGATCTGGTCGTACCCAGACTCCTGCACCTTCAGCACCATGTAGCCAGTGCGGTCGAAGTTGCCGTGGCTCGCGTCGCCATATATCTGCACCAACTCGTCCATATTGCCCGACGTTACGACCGCGTTTCCGGTGGTCCCGCCGTCAGACTGTTGATATCTGACACGCGCCCCGGAGGGCACGCCAGAGGTCAGGATGGCTGCCCATGCGGCCGTGCGCGTCCCTGCCGCGCTGGTGTAGCGGATGCCGTC